CATTAGAAAATGTGCGATTAATATTAAAACATCGTGCGCCAGTAAACGAAGAATCTCGTGGTTCTCGTTCACGCAACATTTCAGCAATCTTTGTTGAAACAGGTGAAGGCGAACGTTTCAAATATCCATTTATACATTTAAACGGTGCAAGAGCAATGGCTCGTCACATCGCATCAGGTGGTGAAACACATGATATGGTAGGTGAAGCAATCATAGAGATGTCTGATAATCTATCAAGACTAAAAGAGTTTATGAACCTTGTGAATAAGCAAGACTTAGTAAATGAAACAAATCGTGCTGATGTTTTCAATGTAAAACGTAGTGTACAATCAATTAAAGAAAAAGTACAGAGAATCCAAGGTGCAAAAGGTTATGCTAATTTTATATCAGACATGGCAGTAAATGAAGTTAGACCACAAACAGATATCTCAGAAGAAGCAGTAGATAAGTTTGTACAAAAGTTTACAAAAACAACATTTGAAGAATCATTAAGAGACATTTTTCCATTACTGCATAAAGTTAATGAAGAAGAATTCGAAAATCGTAGAGATAACCAGACTGAAAGAGTTATAGAAATAATGACTGCAAAAGTCAAAAAGACTGGTGAAAAGGTAAACACAATTTCTTTTGGTGACCCAAGTTCTGCATCTTATGATTACTCACAAATCAAAAAGCAGTTCGCAGAACCACGTAGTCCAGAAGAAGCGGCTCAACTTAAGATTTCTAAGATAGCAATGACATTTGATGATTTGGCTGATAGAGTTCAAGTAGATACATTATTAGACAAAAAAGGTAAAAAGAAAGGCCACGATTTAGCGGCAGAAGTTTCTTTTTTCTTAACTGATATTGCTAACGAAATTCGTTCAAATCCAAGAGGAATGGACAAGAAAGACATGCAAGTAGCAGGTACGTTACTTAAGATGTCAAAGGTATCAGTAGAAACTGTTGCAGTACCAAGAACAGCAGAGACACAAATATCTGAAATGCTTGAAGAGGCTTTCTCAAAATTTGATGTTGATAAAAAAATATAATAAGTAATTTTATTGTTGACATTCATAGTCAACTTGTGTTATAATAAAGAAGAGTGTCAAAACTCTTCTTTTTTATTGGGCAATAACCACTAGGTTAAAAAACATTCAAAAAGACGTATTTAACACTTGACTTTAGGTAAAAAGATAAGTATAATAGTATCATTAGTAGAAATATGTATGGTACATAAAAACTAATAAAAAACTAATAGTAATAAGTAATAAAAAACTAATAAAGGCTAATATAGGAGAATATAAATGGCTACACTAGCAGAAATCCGTGCGAAACTTCTCGCACAAGACAGTAAAGCATCAGACAATGCATCCTCAAACAGAGGTACAGATGCTGTATACCCTTTCTGGAATATGGACAACGACAATACAGCAGTATTGAGGTTCCTTCCAGACTCAGACCCAACAAACACATTCTTTTGGAAAGAACGCCAAGTTATCAAACTTCCGTTCCCAGGTGTTAAAGGTGGTGATGAACAAAAACGAGTAATCGTTCAAGTACCTTGCGTTGAAATGTGGGGCGAGTCTTGCCCAATTCACGCAGAGATACGACCATGGTTTAAAGACCCAGCAATGGAAGACTTAGGTCGTACATATTGGAAAAAGCGTTCATACGTTTTCCAAGGTTTGGTTGTAACTGACCCAATTGGTGGTGAACAACCAGAAAATCCAATCCGTAGATTTATCATTGGACCACAAATCTTCAAGTTATTGAAGGCGGCTCTAATGGATCCAGACATGGACAATCTACCAACGGAATACGAAAACGGTACTGATTTCCGTCTAACTAAAACAACAAAAGGTCAGTATGCTGACTATTCAACTTCATCGTGGTCTCGTAAAGAGCGTTCACTAAATGAAGAAGAACGTCAAGCAGTTGAAACTCATGGTCTTTATGACTTGGGTGACTTCATGCCAAAACGTCCAACTGAGGAAGACATGCGAATTATCACAGAGATGTTTGAAGCATCTGTTGATGGTGAATTGTATGACCCAACTCGTTGGGGACAGCACTATAAACCTTATGGGTTAGATGTTCCAGCAGGAACTTCTGCACCAACTCCAGCAACTCCGTCTGCTCCAAAAGTAGAAGAAGTTAAAGCAGTTGCACCAGCAGAAACAACACCTGTTGTAGAAGCATCAACACCGACTCCAGCACCAGCACCAGCCGAAGAAAAACCGGCAGATGCATCTGGAAATGCGGCAGATATCTTAGCAATGATTCGTAGTAGAAAAACAGACTAAGAACCAATATTGAGTGGGGGGAGAACAACTCTCCCCTTACTCTTTTTATATCACATAAGGAGAATTATATGGCACGAGCCTTTGATGCGAGTAAGTTTCGCAAAAATATAACAAAATCTGTTCCTGGTATGAGTGTTGGTTTTAGAGACCCAGACACTTGGATTTCAACAGGAAATTTCACATTAAATAAACTTATCAGTAACGACTTCCATAAGGGAATTCCACTTGGTAAAGTAACAGTCTTTGCAGGTGAAAGTGGTGCAGGTAAATCATTTATCGCCGCTGGTAACGTAGTTAAAAATGCACAAGACCAAGGAATTTTTGTAGTACTAATTGACAGTGAGAATGCACTAGACGAAACATGGTTACATGCACTTGATGTAGATACTACGCCAGAAAAACTATTAAAATTAAACGTAGCAATGATTGACGATGTTGCTAAAATCATTTCAGACTTTATGAAAGGTTATAAAGAAGACCACGCAGATAGACCAGACGAAGAACGTCCTAAGGTTTTATTTGTGATTGATAGTCTAGGAATGATGATGACCCCAACCGATGTTGACCAGTTCAATAAGGGTGACATGAAAGGTGATATGGGTCGTAAGCCAAAAGCATTGGCATCGTTAGTACGTAACAGTGTGAATATGTTTGGTGACTATAACGTAGGTTTAGTTGCGACAAATCACACGTATGCATCACAAGACATGTTTGACCCAGATGATAAAATATCAGGTGGTCAAGGGTTTATCTATGCTAGTTCTATTGTAGTAGCAATGCGTAAACTTAAACTGAAAGTAGATGCAGATGGTAACAAAACTTCACAAGTGCATGGTATTCGTGCGGCTTGTAAAGTAATGAAAACACGCTATTCAAAACCATTTGAAAGTGTACAAGTTGAGATTCCATATGAAACTGGTATGAGTCCTTATAGCGGTCTAGTTGAGTTCTTCGAAGCAAAAGGTTTACTTATTAAACAAGGAAATCGATTGAAATACAATACAAAATCTGGCGAAGAAATAATTGAATTTCGCAAGAATTGGAGTGACGAAAAACTTGATATTGTTATGAATGATTGGAACGAAGAGAACATTGATGCTGAAAAGCACGAGTTAGAAGCAGTTGAAACTGCCGCCTCGGAAGAAGTATAAAATCAAGCAATCTGTATAAATAGATTGCTTACCATAACAAGAATAAAATAGAAGAGGAGTCAACTTGGAATCAGAATCACTGTATGAATTGTGGGAAACTTTAGTGAACTATATTCCTGGCAAAGATAGAATAGAAGCCGGCGAAATGTTTATAAAGCAATGCGATGATTTAGGAATGAGTAGTGAAGATATAGAAATACTAATTGACGGCAACCCAATTCTTTCGGTTGCAATAGATAGATACTTCGAGGATGACTTAGATGAAAACGAAGATGAAACCGATGATTGGGACTGATGAACTGGTATAGCAAAGTAGTAAAAGACTGGAGTGAAATTCCAAACTGCATTCAATTTTTTGATAATGAATTGATTGATGCAAGAAAAGAAGTGAAGATAAAAGGCAACATTGAAAAGAATGCAACCTATCTTCCTGCTTACGTGGAGTTACGCTTTGGTCAATTACAAGAGATAGAGGCGATACTAGAGCATCTAAACATTCAGTTACGTAGAAAACGTAGTACCTATCTAAGAAAATACTTAGAGAATTATAATAAAGTTTTAAGTAGCAGAGACGCAGAAAAGTACGCAGACGGCGAAGACGAAATTGTAGCAATTGGTGAATTGATAAACCAAGTTGCACTAATTAGAAATCAATATCTCGGAATAACTAAAGGGTTTGAAATTAAACACTTCCAACTGTCAAACATAATCAAGTTACGTGTTGCAGGTATGGAAGATTCAGAGATTAACACATATTAGGGTAGAGGAAAAATGACTGGGATTCATATAGTTAAGCGAAACGGAGATAAAGAAAATTTAGACTTAGAGAAAATGCATAAAGTCGTTTTTGAAGCATGTAACAATATCAATAATGTATCGGCTAGTGAAGTTGAATTAAAATCGCATATTCAGTTTTATAGTGGAATGACTAGCAGTGAGATACAAGAAACATTAATTAAAGCGGCAGCCGAGTTGATAACAGAAGATACTCCAAATTATCAATGGGTCGCTGGCAATCTTATTAATTATCATATTAGAAAAGAAGTATATAATAACTTTGAACCATGTCATATTGTTGAACTAGTTAATAAGAATACTAAATCTGGATTTTATGATAAAGCATTACTAGAAGACTATTCAGAAGAAGAATGGGAAAAGATTAATGGGTTTATCAAACATGATAGAGATTTTGACATTACTTATGTTGGAATGGAACAGTTTCGTGGAAAGTATCTAGTACAAAATCGTGTAACACATAAGATATATGAAACACCACAAATGGCATATATGCTAATTGCGGCAACACTATTCAGTAACTATCCAAAAGAAGAACGTTTGAAGTGGGTTAAAGATTACTACGATGCAATTAGTACGTTTGATATCTCATTACCAACGCCTGTTATGGCTGGTGTTCGCACACCACAACGACAATTCAGTAGTTGTGTATTAATTGAAACAGATGATAGTTTAGACAGCATTAATGCGACATCTAGTTCAATTGTTAAATATGTCTCTCAGAAAGCAGGAATTGGGGTTGGTGCGGGTAGTATCCGTGCAATAAACTCACCTATTCGTAATGGTGATGCATCACATACTGGTGTTATTCCATTCTATAAAATGTTTCAAGCGGCAGTAAAATCATGTTCACAAGGTGGTGT